GGTGCGCCACCTAATGAATGAACACGAATGAAAACAGCAACAAGCTGCACAAGCACACTACTACACGATGTAGAGATGTCAAGCTATCTATTTGGCAATCGCATCAAAAACTTTTTGCGATTGGATTCATACTGCTTGGCGAGCTTCTCAATCCCAGCGTACTTCTCTGGACTCATTTTTGTTTTAGCCCACTTCAAGAATGCCCTCTTCTCTGCTTCATCCATTGGGCCACTACCCAACCGCAGAGGCTGACGGTTCCTAGCTCCAGACTCCATACTCTGAATTGCATTCTTACGATCTTCTTTCGGTAATGTCTTGAGATATTCTTTGGCATAAGCCGCCGCTGTTACTGGATCATTCCTTTGTAGGTAACTCGAAATTTCTCTGTTGATCGGACTCATCTTGCTTGGTGCAATGTCCATTGGACGTTTAGTTCTGTACTCAAGTCCAGCAGACTCAGCCCAGCGACGAGCATACTTATTGATGTCAGCAACCTCTCTCCTGTACATCTCTTCCGCTACTGTTGGTGCGTCTGAGAAGCCCAATCCACTAGCTGATGTTTGGTATAGTTTCTGACTTACTCTATACATAGATGACATCCGATTCAGATAATTATTGATGTCTCCTTTGGTGAGTGTTCCTTGGTCTGCTACGTTTGTAATGAGCGTTCCAGTCTCCTTCAACAGACTAAGTGCTGGTGGGTCTAACGGGTTCTTGACACGCTCACGATCCTGCCAGTCCATGAAGAACTGACCGTAGTTGCCAATCAATCCTAGCGCACCGATGCCAATCAGATTGTACCATGCGCGTTGAAGTCCGAGATAAAGTTCATCATCGTCTTCATCATCTTCAAGTGCTTTCAAGATGTCTTCGTAGTCTGGCCCCTTCATCATTACGCCAAACAAAACATCCCTCAAACGTAGGATAGCTTCACCACCCACATACGCAGAGGCAAGCCACATCATCACAGGGATGAGAGTTAATGCCTTTGCTTCTGCTTTGGATACCTTCTGTGGTATCTCATCCAATGAAATCTTTCGGTTATCTCCAATCTCTTTAGCTTCTGCTAGTCTGAGCCTGTATAGCAACTGCCTTGTTTCAGATGGTAGTTGCATCGTCTCACCTTTAAACGTGACTGCTTTCCATGCTGGCTCAAATGTATTCTTCCATGCTTGACGCATGACTTGGGTAGAGAACTTCTGATACTTGAAAAGGAATTTGCCAGTCGGCGTATCAATGAAGATAGGAGTCTGTGAAATTGTATAACCACCTTGAGAAGCGGTAGCGAAGTAGCGCATCAACTTGTCTGTCTCTGGGCCGCTTCCTTGCTCAACTAGTAGCTTATCAATGTCAAAGTTGTTTCGACTTAACCATGTCGATGCTTGCTTAGAGAATGAACTATTAGGATTTTGAGCGAAGCTAGAGAGGGTCTTTCTCAAGAATGATTTTCCGATAATCAAACTCTGTGTTCGGATCATCTGCTCTACTGGAGTGAATCCTGACCACTTCAATAAAAAGTCAGCGGTCTTCTGGCCTACCTTAGCGATTCCGTTTTGATCTAGAACTTGTTGGTGATCTCCGACGATATTCATTAGATCACGCGAGATGATTCCTTTTTCTCTAGCGTCTTTGAGATTGCTGCCTAGCTTGCGTAGCTCAATAAGGGATTCAACGTAGCTAGAGGCTGCTCCCGGCTGTCCGATCATAGCATTAAGCGTAGTGCCACCAACCATATTCATTGTGGCTGATGCTGGGTTTCCTAACTGCAATCCCGATGCCCAGATATTTAATGCTGCCATACCTTTTTGGAATGGATCATTTGGGAAGTATCCTTCTACTCGTTCTTGGGCAGCGGTAATATAGTCGATTGTCCTGCGATCTCTAGTTGATGCTCTTGATCTATCCCAAAGTGTCATCGAGTTTTCACCTAGCTTCTGACCAAATTGTTCGATTCGACTAGCGTGTTGCGACCATCGTGCAACGTAATCAGTCATCACTTGCATGGAATAGTCATACAATTCCTCTGGGAGTGCTTGACCACGGGCAGATTCAATACCTGAGAAGTAGTCTTGTTGAGTGCCAGTTCCCTCGTAGTTAGAGATGTAACGCTCCGCTTCTTCTGGCTTCTCGATTCTTCCAGACTTAATCAAAGCATCTACAATCTCGTTGTATTCCTTCTGATACTTGTCTGGTTCCATCAATGCTCGTTTGTACTCTGGCTTGAGAATACGAGGGAAGAACTTATCCACTCGTCCGATTGGTCTAAATCTTTGTAGCCCACGATCAAAAACTTTGATGCCGATTCTTTGGTTATCTTTACCAGATTCTTCACCAAACTTTTGCCAAGCAGTAACAATCTTCTGTGTAACTGGATTCAGTTCATCAAAGAACTCAGCCGTATCACGCTTGTTTTCCTGCGCGGCATAGAACATCTTAACTTCTTCATCAATCTTTTTCTTGTTTGCTTTAGATTGTTTTGCGTACTCATCAAAAGCTGGGAGAAGAATCTTGTTAGCGAATCCAAGTCGGCGTTGGGCTTGATCGTAGTAATCATCAATAGCTGCAGCTAGTTTTTTAAACCCTGCTCTACGCAACCTATCACTAGCAGACTCAAAGAACCCACGGACAACAGCGAAATTCTTAATATGACTCTCAATCTTGTTGTTGATTGGCATATTATCTTCTTTGCCAATATCCAGACCTTGAGCCATTGCTTCGGTGATTGTCTCTGCTTCTGGTTCTATTGGGGCTTGTTCAGCCGCCATCATCATCTTAGTTTGACCAGCAATCTTTCCTGTTTTACCTTCTCTAACTATTTCTTGTCCAGATTTGTAACGATCAAGTGCTGCTGAGAATACCGCTAAAGCATCCTTATTACTAAACTTAAAATTAAATCCTAACTTATTAAGGAATCTCTTGATAGCATCCAGCATTCCTTGCCATTGTGAGGCATTTTCATCCCTTACAAATCTCTCTACAAATGCGCGGACTTGCTTCTCTTCTAAACGAAGTTCACCTGTTTGTTTGTTGTATACACTTTCAACATACGTTTCAATTTCAGCCCTTTCTTTAGCGTTAAATGATGCTAAGAATTGATCAAAGTATTTTCTAAAGTCTTTATCACCATAGATGTAGTGGCCTAACTCATGGATAATTGTAGTACGAATGTCGTCACCCTTGTTCATGTAGGCAAGGTTCACTTCGATTGCCCCATCTTCTAGTGTATATGCAGCTTTAAACTTCTGATTTTCATCAGTCATTATACTGAATTTCTCTGGAATAGTTTCTCCAAATAATTTGTAAGCCTCATTAAAGATTTCCTCAAAGGTATATCTGTCCTCTAATGGAGTTGGTGTTGCTTCCACCATTACATCTGTTCCTACTTTTGTTTTTGTAGGTTGTGTTATCGTTTCCGATACTGCGGGTTGGTAAACATACAGATCACCTTGCTTGGTGTATCCTTCTGGTAGTTGTATGTTGTATAGTTCTACCGCTTTAGTTGATATTGGTTTATTCTGCTTTACTGCAACATCGTAAATAATCGCATCGCTTTTTTGTGGAGTTCCTTCAATAACATCAATTAGCGCATTTCCAGTCGCTCCTGCTCCTTGCCTTTTGTATGCTAAAAAAGCCTCACGCTTGGAGTTGAATGATTTTATTTTTGACTTCATTCCACTTCCAAGTCTAACTAAAAACTTTCCATCTTTTTCAGATGCCATCATTGGATTAGTTGTAAATGATCCCTTGCTTGGTGTTGAAGTTGCTTTATTCCACCAAACATCTTCCGCTCCTTTAGCTAGTGATGGAGCGTTGCCTTTATATCGGCTTGACCACAACTCCTCTGGAGTCATCTGCTCTGGTTTATTCACATCACGCTGGATAGTCACAACCTCTGCGGCGGGTGCTTCTGTTACAGCAGGAGTCTCGGCTACGGGTGCAGCTTCAATCTCTGCTCGTCTTTCTTCTGGCGTTAGTACAGGCAGTGGAGCTTCAGCTTGCGTTAATACCGCTTGCCCTTCTTCGTTGATAACGGGTTCACCTTGGACTATATCTACCAGACCAGATTCAGATAGCTGAGTAAGTTGTTCTGGTGTCGCAGTGTTCTCTGATACTGCTTGCAACCCTTCTACTACGGGTGTTGCAGCTTCTGCGACTTCTACTTCAGTTGGGGTAACTTCGGTAGGTGCTGGCGTAACTGGTGCGGCAACCTCTGCAACTGGAGGAACAACTTCGGAAGCAGTAATCGCTTTGGCCAACTCAATCTGTTGCTTCTCTGCTTCAGTTATCGTTTCCGATAATCCTAGTTTGTTAGCTTGTTCTTTGGCTTGAACTAAAAGTTTTTGGTCAGCAGAAATGTCTAAGCGTAGTTTCGATGCTTCTGGTGAGGTAGATTCAAGTAAGTCTAGGTCTTTTCTCTTGTTGTCTATCCCACGCTCAAGATTCGTAATCCCTGCTGCTATCGCTTGAGTTGCGGTATCTGGGGCTTCTAGGTCACGCGCCTTACGATTGGCTTCTTTGTTAATCTCTACTTCAGCCTTCTGCTCTGGACTCATTGCTTCAAATGCACCCAATGGGCCACCGATAAATGCGCCAGCTACCGCGCCTGTCGTTGCACTCTCAATAGCACCCTTAAATGTAGGCACATCGAATCCTTCTCTTTGTAGAGCTACATTCTTAGCAACTTCTTGTTGTGCGCTTTGACCAGCCTCAAGTGGAGATTCTGCGGCAACTCCCTTTAAAAGTCCTTTAATAGCACCACCAGTTGCTTCCTTGCCTTGCTTAGTAAGTATACGGGTTGCGATAGCTTCAGCACCAGTTGTAGATGCCAAAGCATTCAATCCACCGCTGAGTAGAATCTGATCTAGGTTCTTGCCTAATGTTGATTGCGCTTCAACTGCTATCGAGTTAGCTTTATCTTCAGAGACACCTTCTTCACGCAGACGTTCTAGTGTCGCTTGGTAGATGTCTCCTTTGGCTTGACCTACCCCTTGAGCAAAACCAAGAGCTGCTTGTGTCCCGATAATCCCAGCTTTAGTAAACTGCGCAGCCTTTCCTAATGCACCAGCGGCCAGTTGGGGAACCATATACCCAACACTTTGCGCCGTCATTTCAAGAGGAGCTTTAGCGAATGCCTCAAGACCAGCGATAACTTTATCGTAGACTCCTTTGTTTTCTGCATCCTTGAGAATGCTAGCAATCTCTTCATCGTCATTTTTGGACTCAGCAGATACTAGGCTACCAACCCATTTTTCATATCCCGATAACTCTTTTGATACTGCATTATCTGCACCAAGCAGATCAGTGAAACTTTTTACAGAACTGATTCCGCCCTGAGCAAATTTAAGTGGGATGTCTGCGGCTTGCCGTAGTACTCCAGATGATTCTTCAATAACTGGAGCTTCTTCAACCATTTCAAATGGTTTAGATGGATCAAATGAAGGTAGACTGCCTTCTTCTTCAAATGGTAAATTAGGATCGAATGCCATATATTACGAATGGTTATTGAACAGGAATAAACTGTCCATTCGTATATTTATATCTTGCATTTCCTTGTTTGTAAATCTTTCCTTCTACAAATTGTTGTTTTGGTTGGGCAGTAGTAGTAGCTCGTTCTGGAGTTGCTGATCGGGTAGCAGTAATTGGAGCTTCATCACCTCTTATCTTAATAAGTTTCATCTTATTTGCCATAGCAGCAGATGTCATATTCCCCATTGAAAGAACAGCAATTTTATCATATACATCTTTTGGTATTTGTTGTTCTGCTTTTGTTTTACGATTTTTTAAGAAATACGTTTGGGGTTGCGCGGCAATATCTTCTTCTATGGTTTCTCCTTTTACCGCTGGTTGCGCTGGTTTTGCTTTTACTTCCACGTTCTTGGCTCCTCCAGCTTCTTTATAAAATTGCGCTAGGTCTTCTTGTTCATTAATAATATTTGCTGCAACCTGCCATACATCCCTTTGCTTTTTGCCTTCTGTATTTGGAAGTCTAGTTTGTCCACCTTTGGCACTTATTGCGCCGGGAACAGTTGAACTATATGCAACTCCCTTGATAGATGGGTCTACTACACCAAAGTCCAATGGCTCATAGCTTTGATTTGTTTTTAGTTTAGCAATATTGTTTTTAGCTTCTTGTATTGAATCAAATTCAATTACAACTTGGTCTTGCATTCCCTCTCTTTTGACGGGAGTCGCATTTTCATAATTTGCGTATGCCTTTTGAAATGCCTTTAGCGTTTCTGGATTGGGTTCTTCCATTGGCATCGTTGCCGTAACTTGACCTTGTTGCGGTTGTTCAGCAGCTACAACTGGTACTTTCCCGAGCTGAACAGCATCTGGTGTTGATGCAAGAACTTGACCCGGTTGTTGTGTAACTGGCAATCCTGCTGGAGCCATGCTAAATTCTTGTGGGATACTAACTGAAACAGATGGTTGAATTGCTCCCGTTGCAGTGGACGCTTGCTTTACAGGTGCTTGTTTGCTTTGAACTTGAGGAGATGAAACTTGTGATGGAGAAGTCCCTTGTGATTGAGGTACTCCACTTTGGAATATATTATCATCCTCATCTTCATCTTCATATTGAGTTCCAGAACCACCAGAACCACCAGCTCTACTTGCAGCAATATCTAACCTTCTATTTTCTTGATAGCCAGTAGATGCTTTATCTAAAAACTTAAATGCTGTGTCAAGGTATGGAAGCAATTTAGCATTACCTAAAGTCTGTGGAGTCATTATGGAGAACATTTTAGAATATGCTTCTCCAGATTTTCCAGTTGATGCTAAGTCCATCGATTCTTTGATTCCTTGCTGGATCAAAGGAAACATCTCCTGAGCTTGTTTCTGCTGCTCTCTTTCCTTCAAAGCTGCCGATACATTCTGACCTATTTTTTGCAACGAGTCACTAACCCAAGCTGTTGACTTGGAGTTCTGCTCTGTTCCCTTCATTATGAGTTCTGCTATAGACATAATATTTATGCGTTAACCTAATTGTGGTTTAAATTGTGGAACAAGAATCTGACTTCCTTTTCCTAATGGATATTGATTTTGTTGCATTGATTGACCATAGCCACCATAGCCACCATATCCTTGTTGCGTTGCTTGACCATATGCACCATACCCTTGTTGCGTTGCTCCACCTTGTCCACCATAAGGATTGCTTCCTACATCTAACCCTTGTTGCGCTCCCATAATCTGCGATCCAGTGAACAATGCAGTCGATGTTGCTTTTCCAATATCAGATACACCTGTTGCTACGGCTTGTTGAGCAGCGTAGCTTGCTGCGATATTTTCTTTGTTGGCAGCATAGATGTTACTAGCCAAACCAGATTGAGCATTAAACATATTGCCATACATATCAGAGGTCATCTTTGCTTTCTGCAATCCGACTTCTGCTGCGGCGGTTTGATAACCAAGTTGTAGTCTGCCTACATCCAATGGTTCTGCTGTAAATGCTCTTGCTAGTTTCTGCCAGTTTTGTGCTGTACCTTGCACACTTGGTATGGCGGCGAGTCCTCGGCCTTGAATATCTAATGATGTTAGACCAAGGTTTCTTGCCATCTGCCCCTGTGCTGCTTGGAATCCACCAGCTTGTCCTGCTGTTGCTGGATTGAATCCTGCTCCTGCGCTCTCAGCAACATTGCGCATGATCTGGTCTTTAACATCTTGAGGAACTTCACCTCTAAGATAGGAGCTAACAACATCCATTGCTTGACCGATTTGGCTTTGCGCTTGTTGACGTTGTTGTGCTGCTCCGGGTTGAAATTGTTCTAGCTGTTGGCGATAGTAGTTTGAGACTTGCCCAGCATCACCGATCATTGCTCCAAGGTTATACTCTGGAGCTTTGACTTCACTGATCATCCCTTGTACTTCTTGCTGACCTTTTTCGTATCCTTTAACAGCTTTGCGTTGTTGCTTTTTGTATTGTCCTGCTGCTGCGCCTTGAGCTTTAGATGCCCTAGCGGCTGCTGACATAGAAACACCCGCTGATGCTGCCGCTGCACCTACAGCAACTACACCAGCACCAATGGCAAATGCACTGGTATGAAACATCATCTGATGTTTATTGCGAATCAAGTCTTCTGGATGATGAAGGAACCTCATTTGATTAAATCTGTTCTATTGTGCCGCCACTTCTGTACCCGCGAATCATCTTTAGCGATATGTGGGTTAAAGTCTCTTGAAGTGATTGAGTCAATGATTTCATCTGGATCAGTTAAGTTGGTTACATGGCAAGTTGTCCAGATTGTATCTTTGTGGGTGTAAAGCATTCGGCGTGTTCCTGCTTCTGTGATCCCCGTGTAGCCTGTTTTATATCGGTGAGCAGGGATTCCATGATACCATACCGTTACATCTCCTTTAAGGACAAAGAAGGGATGGGTCGTAAGATGGAGAAGAGTTGTTAGAATTGTACCCTTCGGCATATAGATTTCCCGAATGTACATCCCCGGCGTGAACCTATGAATTAACGGACATTCCCGTGGAGGTAGATTTAGAATCTCTACGTCCATTAGGTTTAAGTCGTAGTTAGGATCACCATATCCCTCAACTGTTCTAGCGTCTAACTTCTCTGTGATCTCTAATGTCATCTGTATAAGAAGTAATCGTTTGGTGATGGAGATAGTAGATCAGAACCAATTAGATTCTCTGCTCTACTAAAGTTAGAAATACGAAGTGTTCCACAAGTAGGAATCTCTACGTTCTCCATTTCCTTTTCCTGTTCTTTAACGGCTAGGTCTAGGTTTATCAAGAACTCTTGAGCCTTCCTGTTCTCCCGCGAGTTCAATGCTAATACAGCATAGATCATCGCATCTGGAATAAACTCACATAGTTCTTTCGGATCGGTTAGATCATGGTACTTCCTCGATGCGTAAAGCGTGATACACTCGCACGTTTTTGGTGCTGTGAACCTACGGAATGTGGGGTGAGCATCGTTAGGCTGGTAGATTGCTATCAGCGTCTTTGCTTCCAGTGCCGTATCATAAGCATACACACGAATCCTACCTTTAGTTACTGGCTTAGTTACTGCCCGAATCCCTTTAACGAGAAGGTCAGACTTAGCCAGCGTTGGTGGGTTCGCCGTTGTTACCTTAACTTTATGATAGGTATCATACTGGTCTTGCGCTTCAAACATCAACTCTACTCCAATATCTTCTGCCTCTTCAGCCATTACGCCGATTTGGTAGGGATGTGTAGTATAGTCTCTGAATAAAACGTGAAGCCCACCGACCTCTGTAATACCTCTATGGCAGGATTGATCTGGACGTAGGGCAAGTGCGTTGGTTTGGTTAAACCATTCATCAGCGAGTGATGCGGCTTCATCGCCTACCCATGCTAGTTTGATTTGCTCATACCTAGCTGGTAGCGTGAAACAACTGTTTACGCAACAAATCTGAACGTACTCTTCTTGAGTAGTCCATGCCTTCTTATTCCAGAGCAGTCGTCTCGCTTGGTTTACGGCTTTAACGGCTCGTTCATAAGAACATACGCCGCTATCGCCAACAAACCCCTTGACGACTTCAACCATCTCTTCGAGGGTATCAGCCATAGGTTATCGTTAACGATAATTACTTCTGGTAGCCTTGACGTGGAGTGCCAGCAGTCGTGTAGACGCTAGGCTTTTTGGCTCCAAGATTAGGCATATTGCCCATGCCTTCGCCGATCTTACCGCGAGTTGGTGAGCCGCCAGAGACGAGCTTTGGGTCTGTTCCTTTTAGTGGTGTCATATGTTTGGTTTTCTATGGCTTGGTTTATTACGAAGTGTGAACCGCCATCCAGTCAACACTTGTGATCTCGGCAATGTTATTTTCAATGCGGATCGAAAATCCTGTAGTTGTTTTGCTTCCAGCAACCAAAGAGAACAATGGTGTAGGCTGAACAAGAATAGTAGCATTACAAATTGGAGTAATGGAAACTCCATAAGTTGCACTAGGTAATGCAGTAAATGTTACTGTGCGAACTGAATCCCCAGTAACAACAGTAGTAACAGTTCCATAACGAGCATTTACAACTGGAATTGCATTTACCTGCGTAGTGAGGTTGGTAATGTTTGTTGTGTTCGCTGAAATCTGAGTCTGCTGATCAGCAAGGTCTTCGTTGATTTGAGCAATCTGCTGTGGCGTTACATCGCCAAGGCCGGGAACATTGATAGTCCCATTAGATAGAACTTCATCAATGAATGTCTGAAATACATTCTGCCAGTTTCCAGCAGGACAGAAGTCATCTGGAACATTTGGGAATGTAAGTGCAGGAGATGAATCTTGATTGTCCATAGCGTTTAATTGACGATATTGTAGCCCCAATATTTCTCTTGGCAACACAAAAATGGTTCACATTCCTCATTTTCTTCTGGGCAGTCACCAACTGGAGAATCATCGTTGTTCTTAATGTTTGCCATTAATCTTACTCGATCAACAGTAGCTGCCCCAGTAAGGTTAACTTTGATCTGAAACTCGCTTCCTTCTACCGATGGAATGCCAGCGAGATCATTGCATTCACTTGGGTCAGGCGTGTTAAACTTGTAGCGTTTATAGCGATTACCATTCTTCTGTGGTACGCACTCAGTTACTTTAGGTGAACATGGATCACAACCGAATGTTGTAGGAACTTTAAGCTCTGACCAGCATGGATTGCTATCTGCTCTGTAATCAACATCGCTATCTACTATACCTTTAATCTCACTTAACCACATTTCTCCACCAGTGATCTTTTTGCGGAGGAACTTGTTTGTTGCACCGCTGCGGTTGAAATCATACCTACCAGTAGTAAAGAAGGATTCAATCTGCCTCGTTCCATTAGGGCCGTAATCGTCACCTTGAGAAGTAGTGAATTCGTAGAGTCGGTTCTTGTTGTCTTTATCAAACGAGAATCCAAACCCACGCTTCTCACCTTGAATTAGTGCTGTGAGTAACTGAGTTGGTCTAAAGCCCGTCCAGATGCCATTCCAGCGAAAAGAAAGCTGTGCGTCAGGTGCAGGTGAAGATGATTGGTCAAGATCAAGAACAACCATTCCCCTATGGTAACGATTCAATCCTTCTACCCCTGCTGCGCGATAGGTCTGTGGAGCCACCGTGCTAATGATGTAGTTGTCGAAAAACATCGTAGAAGCAAATTGCTTTAACCACGGCGTATCGTTCTGCACCCATTTGTTTACTTCCCTCGAAAGTTTACGAAGTGAGAAGTATCGCGCAAATTCAGATTGGCTATTGGAATAAAATGCCCAACCATCGTGCGATCTAAACCAAAGTTCAGAGTTAGCCAACCCTAAGTATGGAGAGGTACACCCACGTCCAAGTAGCGAGATGCGTTGAATGTTTGATGTATTCCATTGCGCTCTTGGTATAGAGACATCCATTGAGAATGCGCCATTACCAGTTAGGATCACAAGCTCACCCTGCCCGCGAAGGTTGGTTCCAATCTGTGGCATTACTTTCATGCCAGTGATATTCCCCATCATCGCTGGAGTAGAGAACGCACCACCTTCTGCCCAGTATCCAATCTCTGTGAAGTTCTCAGTATTCTTGGTATCAGTAAATCCACCGCCATAAATAATATCTGATGCGTAGATTTGATTGAACCTATCAGAAACAAAGACTCGACCGAAAGCGTATTCCATTACAGTCCCAATTGGCATCTTGGCGAGGTAGGGATTCAAACGATAAGCAGGAAGTTTAACTGTGCCAGTCCCAACTCCAGCACCAGTTGCTGTGAACTTCACTCCAACTGTATTTGACGCTGCGCCGATTAAGGTAAAGTTAGTAGTTCCAACTGAAACAATCTCGCAATAGTCTCCGTTCTGGATTTCGCTTGCTGTCAGCGTTCCTAATACTCCATCCCATGCTATCGCATTCTGGTATCCGTTTTGGATATACGCCCGATCTTCAGCTTGCACGAAGAATGTGTGCATCATGCCGGGATCGTTACCTTCGATAATCTTGTAGGCAAACGCTTGATTGTTTACGATCTTTAGGAAGTAGATAACTCCAGATACTGATAAGAGTAATCCATCGCTTGCTCTGTAGTTAGTGGCTCGATATGGATATGAACCTTGGAAGCTGCCACCAAGAATATCGTTAACGATAATCTCGTCTTGTCCTGCTCCAGCAAGAATCGGGATATTCCGAATGCTTGGTCTAGTTCGGTTAATTCCTCCTCGGAATGTCCTATTAACTGACTCTGCTACTACAGACTCTGGTAAATACGATGGGTGAGTATCTGCGTCCTGCGCGATGATACTTGTGAATCCATCAAAGACTGATCCTTCGGCTGGCATTATACAACAATACGAAGCTCACCAGTTACAGTTTTGTAAACGCTATCTACAATAAGACCACCTGCAATAGCCGCAGCATTATTTGCGTAAGTTGAAATATTTCCAATCGTAATTGCTTTAGATGATGCTGGTTGTATGTAAATATTTCCAAATGATTGAATGACTCCATTTGTTCCATCTGTTGTTAAACGCAAATCATAATCATCTAAAGTTGGACTTTTTATGTCAATAAATGGAACTCCGGGAGAAGTACTGCCAACTTCAATATTTTGACTCATCAAACTTACGCTTGCTTTAATATTTCCAATAACTTCAAGTTTTTCAGTAGGTGCTGTAGTTCCAATTCCTACTCTATTTCCAGCATCAGATTGAATATGAACATCTGCGCTTGGTGCATATATTTTAAGATTTTGACCAACCTTTGTAGTTACATATCCATTTAATCCATCCAGCGTTCCAACGCGCATATCATAATCTTCAGAAACTGGGCTTTTAAAATCAATAAATGCGTCATTTGTATTTCCCACTTCAATACTACCTACATTCAAAATTCCAGTAGTAGTCAATGGTTGGCTACCAAGATCAACTGGGCCAGTTTGAAGAACGCTATTGAGTGTAGCAAACTCAACTCTACCAGTAGAATCTTTTCCAAGAATTGTGCTGTTTGCTCCGTTTGTCCAAGTCAGATTACCAGCACCATCAGTCTTCAAGACTTGTTGGGCAACTGGAGTCTGAATTGTCTTTTGACAAGCAGCAGAGTCTTCTACTACCAAGCGTTTGCCATTGGCAGTTGTTTCAAGTGGTTCACACAACAACGGAAAGTTCGTGTCGCATGGTGGGCAAGGTGTGCAGTAGCTCATATTATTTTGATTTTAACGCTGCAACTTCAGCGGATAGTTCTTGAATTGCTTTTAGCATTGGAGCGATTAGTTCAGCATATCCGATTGAAAGAACGTCATCTCCACCTTTGATAGAGTGATCTTGGAATCCACCAAAATCAATGCCTTTAGCATCAAGAACCGCTTTCACTTCTTGAGCAATCAAGCCATGATGGAAGCGATTGCGCTTTTTGCTTCCATCGTGAGTGATGTTGGCAAGCTTTACATCTTCAAGCCACTTTGCTTTAACTATTTTGTATGCTGCCTTTTCTTCCTCGGTAGCATCCTCTGGAGGAGCAGGAGGCATTTTGGAACGATAATCCTCACGCATATCCAATTTGTAGTCAACTGGACGAAGTGAGTTTACAAACTCAAGTCCAAGGGTTGTATCACGAATATCTGTTTTATCACGAATATCAGAACGATTTTGGACTGCTCCATAAGCGTATGTGGTAGTCGCAGAATCTCCAAGTTGAACTTGATTTGATCCAGTTACTTGAGCATTATATCCAAGTCCAGAGCAATTGCTAAATGAAACATTGGAGTTAAGTGCATTTCTTCCAATTCCAGTATTTAAATTTCCAGAAACATTTGATTCAAGTGCGCCTGTTCCAATTCCAGTATTGCTATGCGCTGAACCATTGTTTCGTAATGTGCTTAATCCAATTGCAGAGTTCCAATATCCATCTGTATTTAGATTTAACGAATTTCTTCCTAATGCAGTATTCCCATATCCAGAAGTATTTGTTTCAAGTGTTCCTGCGCCAATTCCTGTATTACTATCACCAGAGGTATTGTTAACAAGCGCATCTACACCATTTGCTGTATTATTAACTCCTCTGACTCCAAAATTATTATTGAATGTTCTTGGGACAATACCACTTCCATTGTTGAATATAGCTTTACCTGATATTGAAGTATTATTTGCAATAATTGCTTCTGTTGATAATCTTCCAGTCGTAATAAAATTAGTAAATGTTGATCCAATTTCGGTATTATTTACCATTATTAGATTTGATATGGATTTTCCAATTGGTGCAACAATATAATAAGGAGCATCAGTTGGAGTCCCTATAACTGTATTTGATGAGAATTCCCAATTGCTCCATGTATTTGCAACATTTTCGGTATATCCATCATTTGTCATAAATCCTCGCACAGCAGGGTTTTTGGCCGTGCAAGATTTAACAGTTAAATTTTGGCAATCTGAAAATGCAAAGCAGCTCGAAAATGCTTGTGCTGGAGATTCAGACCAGCAATTAACCAATGATACATTATCTGCCCATTTCACATCTATGTTTCCAATATTCCCAAATACTTGAAGGCATGAATCCACTTGCAACCCATCAACAAGAATGTTTTTATTATAAGTATCTGTTGTCCAAAATCTTCCTGTGTAAAATCCGGATTGCGCACTCTCCTTGATTAGACCTCCAATAATATTTACATTACTCGCTCCATCAAAAATTCTAATTCCTACTCCATTCGTTCCTCCACTTGCTGGATTCCCTGCTTGGATAGAGGTAAAATTAGAAACTTGAATTCGATTTGGATAGTTTCCAGAAGCATTATCATCACCTATTCCCATCCCATCGTCCCATGAGGAAAAAGTACTGCAATTAGATATTACACAATCTGTAACATGACCTACATGAAATCCATCTCCTCTTACTTCGTAAGCAACGCAATTATCCACAATAACACGACTTGTATAGCCGCCAGCTTCGTTTGAAATAAGAAAACCTAAATCTGAAGTTTTTGTAATACGAACATTTGATATAATAGAATCAGAAGAATATAATCTAATTCCTACTCCGTAATATCTTGATGTAGCGGAACCAACTATATCAAAATCTCTAATTGTAACATAATCGCAACTTGTTTGAAATACAAAAAATCCATTTGGCCCACCAGTTTCATCATTATAAATTACTGATGACCTGCCTTCTCCTGCTACGCAAATGTGGTGCAAATTTTCAAAAGCTGAAATCCCACCAGCAGTTACTTTATATTTTCCAGATGGGAAAAATAATGTTTTATAATCGGTTAAAGTTGCAATTGCTGAATTGATGGCAGCGGTATCATTCGTGACTCCATCACCTACTGCTCCAAAATCTTTTATATTCACCACATCAGCAAACCGATTTGCCAATGTCCTTGCCGTAGTCGATCCAGTTGCCGTGACATTCCCTACAAAGCTATTTGCCGTGACTACGCCAGCGTTGCTCACAGTCATCTGGTCTACGCCACCTACCCCGATGATTGCCTGTGTTCCGTCTACTGATGCTTTAATGTTTGCGCTCATGGTGTATTAGCAGTCTACTGCGTCAGCGAACTCTGGCAAGGTTTTAAGATAATCGTATCCTTGTGCAATCGCATCTTTTGCATTTTGACCAACAATAGATTCAAAATAAAAACGATCAATTTTCAAAGGAATATTGTCTTCTTTTGTTTTTTTAAATTGGATTGTTCCAAATGAACCATTTTTACAAAATAGAACTTCAGAAACTTTAATGTAAACATTTGGAATTTCTGTTTCTGTTCCAAAGTTATTTGTTAGTTTTAGTGTTTTTTGTAGTGCCATAATATTTTTTTGTTAAGGTGTTCTTGATATTTCTCTCCAAACATTTCCATCATATATCAGTGTAAGTGTATTATTTCCACTCATTGCAAATGTTGCAGTTTTTAATATAATTGTTGATCCTCCACCAATAATTGTGCTATTTGAATCTCCAGCTACGATTGTTATTGTTTGCCCATCAAATCCATTTGTAATATTAGTAACATTTGTTGCAGATGGTTGCGTCAAATAACAAATATTATTCAATGTTTGACCAAATGCTCCAGAAGCTAAATATGGTATTGCTCCTGTTATTGGATACATACCACTCCCAGTTTGAACATTATTGTCTTTAACAATATTGCCTGTTGATCCATCATAAACTAAAATTGTAGTAGCAATTCCATTATTATCTTTAACAGTATTTCTTGTAGCTCCATTTAATAGAAATATTCCATATCTTAATGAAGTTCCATAACCAGATGTTGTTCCAACTGTATTACCTGTAACTGATGTTCCTACCGCCGATCCATTAAGTATAATTCCATCCATTGGTTCAGTAGAAACTCTTCCAAAATTGTTATTTGAAATAATTCCGCCATCATACGGCCCACTTCCCGTTCCATCAATTTGAACTCCAAATAAATCAGATGGAGCATGAATACTAAATGGTTCATCAACTCCATCAACTCTATTTCCTGTTATTATTGAAGTTCTGGCTTTAGCATATATTCCATATTTGTATATTTGGAAATAATTACTTGTTATTTGAATTAAATCAGTTGGCGTTTCAATTGTTATACCCCTATAGCAACCTGTAAAATTATTTGATTCAATAACTGTTCCACCCGGAGAACTTGGGCCAGTGGAATAAATTGCGTCTTCAAATGCAGTAAAATCACAATTATTGATTACTGGAAAAAACGCATTAAATCCAGTTGCTAAATAAATTCCTTTAATACCTAATTTTTTAACTCCTGCAAAATTACAAGCAATAGCATGAAATCTTCCAGCATCTTTTGCGTATACAGAAGTTGTCCACCCGCCCTGTTGTATTCCTCCAGAAATTTCAGCCCGAATTTCTACTCTTGATAATTTAACTGTTGTTTCCAAAACTGTTTCTAAACTTGGATAAACAAAACTTAATGCTGTTCCTGCAACTTGTGTTATATCTGAAGGATTTGGAAATGCTTTAAGTGACAAGTCTTCCATCAAAAATGGTTGGAAAGCTGTATTAGTATAGTTGATTCCATTTTGTCCAACCATTCCAACCCCAGTCCATTTCAAAATTGAAATACCAATTCCTGCTCCAAAGATAGAAATTGGTTTATTTGAAATATTTAATGTGCTTGAAAGAATATATGTTCCTTTTGGGATAATAACTTCACCACCACTTGCTGGAATAAAATTAAATGCAGCTTGAATCGCAGCAGTATCATCCGCAACTCCATCTCCAACAGCACCAAAATCCTTGACATTTACCACATCTGCAAAGCGGTTAGCCAGCGAACGAGCAGTTGTGCTTCCTGTAGCAATCGCAGTCGAGTTGCTAATATTGCCAAGACCCTGCGGAAACGATACAACGCCAGCATTACTCACATTAATCACATCCTGCGTAGTTGCTCCAGCATTGCCCCGTGCCAGCTTAATCGTGCCGTCTGGTGACGATGGAACTGCCAGCGTGAAGTTCTGCGTTGCTGTAGGTGATTGTCCGATCTGGACTGCGTTTGCTTTGATGAGACTCATACGATTGTATATGTGCTACCTGCTGGAACTGTTAGTGTGACTCCGGGGTTTACTGTGATTGGCCCTGCTGACATTGCGTTGCGGTCAGTTGTGATAGTGTAGTCTGTTATCATTACTTGGTCATTCTCGTAGAATACTCCAAAGGTATTTCCACCAGTTGGTGCTTTGCCGCCCGTTGTTCCTCCTGCGGCTTCTACTGCGATACGGGCGTAGTAAGCTGCACGATTTACGATCTCGTTCAATGCTGCCTCACTTGGGCCGCATGGATTGCATTTAGAACTTCTGGAATTTCCGCAATC